GAGGGCATGGACTGCACGGTGCAGTCCACACCAGCCGGCGGTGATTAGCCGGCAGAGCATCACTAGGAGAACAGACATGAAATACACGATCAGCTACACCGACCCCGCCGACCAAGAGCTTTTCGGGGAACCCCGTCTTCGTGGCAATGAGTCCTTCGAGACCCTCGGCTCCATTTGGGGCACTATTGGCAAAGCCGTGGAGGCCGTGCTCGAGTGGTACGGGTGCGAGTCGATCGAGCAGTTCCGCCGCGAGAGCGGCGCCGATGGCATCGAGGTCGGCGTCATCGGAAGAGACATCGTCATCCACGTGACGGAAGACTGAGCGGGCGTGAACAGCAAGGATCGCACCATGAGTAGCCGCAACACAGCTGAATGCTTGGATCCAACTCCCGACGCAATTCTCGCCGCGCGCAAGGCCGCGGGCTTGTCTCAAGCCCAAGCCGCCGCGGTCGTGCAGCGGCCGAGCTACCGCACGTGGCAAGACTGGGAGCGCGGCCGGGCCAAGATGCCTCCCGAGGCATGGGAACTTTTCCTACTCAAGACAGGCCAGCACCCCAAGGTGCTGATGTTCTCCAGGTAGTGGCGCTCACCCCGGCATCGAGCCGGGTTTCTTTTGTGCGCCAGGCACGGTCCCGCGTGGCAAGCATGGCACCTTCCCTTGCCATGACTGCCACCATCGACACCCGCAAAGCCCACCTGGTCCGCCACCACGGCGACCTGGTGGCGATCTACACCTGGATCAACGATGAGCGGGCGCTGGTCTTGATCCCCCGCTACCGGCCTGGCGCCCCCTGGTTCTGCGTGTTGGATTCGGCGGCCTACACGTGGGACGATTCCGACCCAGACTACGTGGGCGAGGTGGCGCGCAAGGCGCTTAAGGCCTGCGATGTCCTGGGGCTGGAGCCGACGCCGACCAATGCGCACCGTGTGGCCAGCATCATCATCGACGGGCTGCCTGACTTGATATGCATGCCGAGCGCGCCCGGGCCGGAGCACTACCGCGGCAGCTTTGGCCGCATGGAACTGCGCGCCGATGGCCAGACCATCGCGGAGCAGGACATCCGCATCGAGAAGGACGGAGGCGCCACGTATGCCTGACGTGCGCACCATCCTGGCCGAACGCCGCGCCCAGCACGGCAGTCTGGTGAACCACGCGCGAGTGTCCCAGGCCATGAAGCAGGCCATGCGCGACTCGCTCGGCTGGGACCGTTTGGCCGACGACATGAAGGAGGCCGCCGACATGATCGTACACAAGCTGGCGCGGACGTTGAGCGGCGATCCATCGCATATCGACCACTGGGCCGATATAGCTGGCTATGCGCAGCTCGTGGCCGATCGTCTGGAGCAGGAGCAGTCTCGTGGCTGAGTTCGACGTGCGCAGCCGGCATCAAGGGCCTGGCGACAACTTCCTGGACGATCCGGTCGAAGAGCGCAACGCGCTGGGCACGGTCACGTCAAACCCGCTCGATGGCGAAGAGGCGCGCAAGGAGCTGCGCCAACTGCTGGAGTGGTGGTATTTCGAGAAAGATCGGCAAGCGGCCAATCGTCTTGAGATGGCGATCGACGCCGACTTCTACGACGGCATCCAGTGGGATCCTGAAGACGCCCAGGTGCTGCGTGAACGTGGGCAGATGCCGCTGGTGTTCAACGAGGTGGCGCCGATGGTGGACTGGCTCATCGGCACCGAGCGCCGCACGCGCGTGGACTGGCGCGTGATGCCGCGCACCGAGGACGACGTGGAGCTCGCCGACGTCAAAACGAAGGTCATGAAGTTCGTCTCGGACATCAACCGGGTGCAGTTCAACCGCTCGCGGGCGTTCTCCGATGCGGTCAAGGTGGGCGTGGGCTGGATGGACGACGGGGTGCGCGACGATCCGACCGCCGACATTCTGTACTCCAAGTACGAGGACTGGCGCAACGTGCTGTGGGATTCCCTGTCCTACGAGCACGACCTGAGCGACGCGCGCTACGTGTTCCGCTGGCGCTGGGTGGACGAGGACATCGCTGCGACCATGTTCCCAGACCGGGCGGATGTGATACGCCAGGCGGCGGAGGATGCCCAGCACGCCGCGAGCGTGGACTGGGAAGAAGAAACCTGGTTCACCGCCGAGGAGCTGCTGTCCGGCGCGCAGACGGGCAAGCTGCGCGCCAGTGGCCAGGCCTCGATGATCGACGCCAAGCGGCGCCGTGTTCGCCTGATCGAAGCCCAGTACCGCAAGCCGGCCAAGGCCAAGATCATCGCCTCCGGCCCGCTGAAGGGGACGTTCTTCAACGAGCGCGACCAGGCGCTGATGCAGGCGCTGACGCAGTCGGGCGGCTCCATCATCGACAAGGTGGTCATGCGGGTGCACATGGCGGTGTTCACCGAGTCGCACATGCTGTCGATGGGGCCGAGCCTGTTCCGGCACAACCGCTTCACGCTCACGCCGGTGTGGTGCTACCGCCGCGGCCGCGATCGCATGCCCTACGGTGTGATCCGTCGCGTGCGCGACATCCAGCAGGATCTGAACAAGCGCGCCAGCAAGGCGCTGTTCTTGCTGAACACCAACCAAATCGTCGCCGACGAGGGCGCGACCGACGACTGGAACCTGCTGCGCGACGAGGCGGACCGGCCGGACGGACTCATCATCAAGAAGCAGGGAAAGGAGCTGCTGATCCGGCGCGACACGGACGCGGCCACCGGCCAGATCCAGATGATGACGCTGGACGCGCAGAGCATCCAGAAGAGCGCCGGCGTGAGCCAGGAAAACCTGGGCCGGCAAACCAACGCCGTCTCGGGCGAGGCCATCAAGGCCCGCCAGCTCCAGGGCAGCGTCGTCACCACGGAGCCATTCGACAACCTGCGCCTGGCGGTGCAGATCCAGGGCGAGAAGCAGCTGAGCCTGGTCGAGCAGTTCTACACCGAGGAAAAGGTCGTGCGCCTGACCGGTGCGAAGGGCGCGATCGACTGGGTGAAGATCAACCAGCCCGAGCTTCAAGCCGATGGGTCCGTGCGCTGGATCAACGACATCACGGCCAGCGCCGCCGATTTCATCGTGAGCGAGGCCGACTACGCCGGGACCATGCGCCAGGTGATGTTCGACGCGCTGAACCAACTGGCCACGCGCCTGCCGCCCGAGGTGGCGCTGCGGCTGATGACGATCGCCATGGATTTCTCGGACCTGCCGAACAAGGACGAGGTGGCCGACCAGATCCGCAAGCTCACCGGCGAGCGCGACCCGAACAAGCCGATGACGCCGGAAGAGGCGCAGCAGATGCAGCAGCAGATGCAGGCTCAGGCCGAGGCGCTGGAGATGCAGCGGCAGCAGGCGATGCTGGCCTTGCAGGAGCAGCAGGCCAAGATCCGCGAGATCACGGCCAAGGCCATGAAGCTGGAGGCCGAGGTGCAGGCCGCGATGGCGGGCGACGGCGGCCAGGGCATGGCGCAGGCCGCGCAGCAGGCGCAGCAGGCCGTCATGCAGGTGCGCGCCCAGGCCGACCAGGAGATCGAGCGTCTGACCGAGGCGCTGCGCAAGGCGCAGACCGAACTGGCCAACCGCACGATGCAGATTCGCTCGGATGCGGATGTCAAGCTGGAAGTGGCGCGCATCGACGCCGACGCCAAGGTGCGCATGGCCGAAATCCAGGCGGCCAGCGATCAGAAGATCGCCGCGCTCCAGCAACGCCTGGACCAGTTGATGTCGCAATCCAAGACAGAAGGAGGTGGTAACGCATGATCCGCCAAGCCATCGAGTCGGCTGGTGGCCGCCGCTTTTTCAGTGCTACGCCGTGTATGACGCGGCGCGTGGCAAGCATGGCATCGTCACCGACGTCCATTGACTGACTTCCTTTTCTGGAGTACCCCATGGCCACCAAACGCTCAAAAGACGTCCCAATCAAGCCCGAAGAGGAATGGCGCGCGGAGTCTGACCTGCACACGCTGATGGAGGCCGAGAGGATCGAGAAGGATCCGAAGCGCATGGCCAAGGTCCGCGCCCTGGCGCAGAAGAAGATGATGGAGGTGGCCTCCATCGCCTCCGAAGGCAAAGACGAATCCTGACCCCAACCACTAAAGGAGCGCGCATGAGTACGCTAGACGACCAGGACGCACTGGACACCCTGACCCCGGAAGAACGCGCGGCTATCGGCGGCGACGAGTACGGGGACGAGGACCGCGAGATCATCAAGAAGATCGCCGGCGAGGCGTCCGATGACGACGACGCCGACGATGAGGATGACGAGGACGCCGAGCCGGTAGAGGGCAAGGCCGCACCGAAGGCCGACGAGGCAGAGCCGCCCAAGGCCTCGGATCCGGTCGATGAGCCCGCCTATGAGCCGGTTGCCGCGCAACCTGTTGTGCCGCGCTACGAGGCGCAACTGCCCCAGGACTACGACCAGCGGATTGCCGCGCTGAAGGCGCGCGATGCCGAGCTGCGCCAGCTGTTCAAGGATGGCGACATCGACATCGACGAGCGCGACGCCGGCCTGGCCGAGATCGCGGCCGAGCGCGAGCAGCTTCTGATTCAGAAGGCGACGGCTGAGACGCTGGCCCGCATCAACGAGCAGAACCAGTACCAGGCCGCGGCCGATTACGAGCGCCGGTTTGTGGAGCGGGTGAAGGCGGACGGCATCGACTACACCCAGCAGCGCAACATCAACCTGTTCAACACCCTGCTGGCCGAGCTTCAGGAAGAGCATGGCGACAAGGGCCGTGACTGGCTGTGGAACGAAGCGCACAAGGCGGTGATGCGTGCGCGTGGCGTCCCGTTGAGCCGGGCGGCGTCTCAGGATCCGGTGGCAGATGCCAAGGCCAAGCGCAAGCCCCCGGTGGATGCAGCGCCCACGACGCTGGCGCAGGTGCCGGGCTCAGATGGCCCGGGCGACGTGAGCGACGAGTTCTCTGATGTGCTGGCATTGGACGGACTGGAGTTTGAAGAGGCCATTGCCCGCATGTCGCCGGCCCAACGAGAGAAGTTTCTGCGAGGCCGCTGATGCCTGATTCCAAGCATTCCAGCGTGATCCTTGACATCCGGCCAGGCGAGTCCATCCGGGTGTCGGATCTGGTGGTGGTGCAGCTACTTCACAAGAGCGGCCACCTGTCGCGCTTGCGGATCACGGCCCCGCGCGAGATGCCCATCAAGATGCAGAGCGGACCGCCCTGTGTCGTGCCAAGCATGACAACCTTGGAACCTAGCTGAAAAGCTAATCGCAGTGTGAGCGCATGAGGTGCTCCAAAAAAGTGCCAACTTTTAAGGAGTATCCAAAATGGCCAGGACTATCATTGGCGTGAATGACGCCAAGGCTGTCAAGAAGTGGGCGGGCCTGCTCGCTTATGACACCAGTCAAAAGAGCTACTTCAACCAGCGCTTCATGAAGCGCGGGGCCGAGGCCGAGGTGCCCATCCAGATCCTGACCGATCTGGAGTCGGACGCCGGCGAGCAGATCAACTACGACCTGCTGGCCGAGCTCCGTATGGCGCCGGTCGAGGGCGAAGAGATCCTTGAGGGCAAGGAAGAAGCCCAGCGCTTCTACACCGACCAGATCTACATCGACCAGGCCCGTTGCGGTGTGAACACCGGCGGCCGCATGACCCGCAAGCGCACGTTGCACGACCTGCGCGAGAAGGCTAAGCGCCAGCAGTCGAACTGGTGGGCGCGCTTCATGGATGAACTGCTGTTCATCTACCTGTCGGGCGCCCGGGGTATCAACCCGAACTTCCTGCTGCCGCTGAACTACACCGGCCGCGCCAACAACCCGCTGTCGGCCCCGACCAGCAACCATGTGCTGTACGGCAACGACGCCACCGCGTTCAACAACATCGACTCGAACGACAAGTTCGACCTGCGTCTGATCGACCGCGCCAAGACCAAGGCGGACTCTCAGGGCGGCGGCGCGACCGGCATCCCGGTCCTGCAACCCTGCAAGATCGACGGCGCCGAGACCTTCGTGTGCGTGATGCACACCTTCCAGGAGGACGATCTGCGGTCGAACACCAACACCGGCCAGTGGCTCGACATCCAGAAGGCCGCTGCCGGTGCCGAGGGTCGCAACAACCCGATGTTCAAGGGCTCGCTGGGCATGTACCGCGGCGTGATCCTGCACAGCCACCGCAACGTCATCCGCTTCAACAACGCGGGCGCCGGTGCCAACGTGGAAGCGGCTCGCGCGCTGTTCCTGGGCGCTCAGGCGGCGGTGGTGGCGTTCGGTTCGCCGGGGACCAACCTGCGCTTTGACTGGCACGAGGAAACCCGCGACAACGGCGACAAGGTGGTCATCACCACGTCCAGCATCTTCGGCGTGAAGAAGGTGACCTGGAACATCGACGGCACGAACAATGACTTCGGCGTGTTCGCGCTCGATACCGCTGCGGCCTCCCGCTGATGCACTAAAGGAGAACTGACATGCCTTTTTCCGCTTCTGCCCGTGCCTCGGCCGGCTTCCTGACTGGGCGCAACCCGGTTGACACCCCGTCGAACATCAATCTGGCTGCCGAGCGGTTCACCGTGAACCTGACCACGGCCGACCTGGCGCTGAACTCCATCGGCGCGGTGGGCATCCTGCCGGCCGGCGCGGTCCCCATGTTTGTGGAGATCGATTCGACCCGCCTGGATACCAACGGCACGCCGACCCTGGCGTTCAGCCTTGGCGTTGTGAACGACGCCGAGACCGCGATCTCGACGGCCGCCGCTGACGGCGGCGCCGCTTGGCTGACTGGGCGCACCGAGGGCCGTGCTGCCGGCGTATCGGTCTCTGGGCTTCTGACCAGCGCTGCGCTGCGCTCGGTGCAGCCGTCCCAGGTGGACCGCAAGATCGGCGTGCAGTTTACGGGCGCCGCTGCGACCGCTCAGGCCGGGACCATCGGCGTGACCGTGTACTTCCGGATGGTGTGATCCGGTTGTCTCCGTGGGACGGGCGCTATGCGCCATTGTGGGGGCGGCCGGACTGACCGCCCCCTTTTCTTTGAAGGAAAGCCGTGAAGCTGCAAACCAACATCCCCCCGCGCCGCGATGGCACGGTGACTGTTCTTGGCCAGGACCGCCAAACCTATGTGTTTGCGGCGGACGACGAGGGCCTTCTTTCTGCGGACGTGGCCGACGAGGCGACGGTGGCCGCGCTGCTGGCGACGGGCCACTTCTGGCCTGCCGATGCCGACGATGCCGAGCAGGCGCTGGCGCTGGTGAAGCAGGCGCAGGGCGACGACGAGGACGACGAGGACGACGAGGACGAGCCCGAGGGCGGGCTGCCGGTGGAGGCCAACACCCCGCCGAAGCGCCGCGGCCGTCCCCGCAAGGCGGAGTAAGCCGTGGCGACCTGGGACGCTTGGTTTCCTGACGTTCTGGTTCATGCGCCGGCCGCGCCGGATCCGCTGGTGCGCCAGGCGATTTGTCGCTCGGCGCGCGAGTTCATGCGTCGCACGCGCGTCTGGACGGAGTGGTTGCAGCCAGTGGCCACGACGGCCGGGCAGGGCGTGTCCTACACCTTGGCCCTGCCTCCCGATAGCCAGCCTGTGCGCCTGGAGCGCATGACGGCGGGCGGCCGGCCCGCCGACATTGCCAACGCCTGGGTCGAGCCCGCTGACTGGACGCAGTGGCCGGAAGGGCCGCGCACGCTGATTTCTTCCGATCTGGCGACCTACGTGCTGCGCGGTGACTGGGCGGCCGGCGAGGAAGTGCAGGTTCAGGTGTCACTGATGCCGACGCTGGGCGCCCTTGGTATTCCTGACCCGCTGGCCGAGCGGCACCTGGAGGCGATCGCCGCGGGTGCGAAGTCGATTCTGCTGGCCATGCCGGATTTCCTCGCGCCGGAACTTGCCGCCGCCTACCGCATGCAGTTTGACCAGGCGATCGCGGCCGCCTCGATCGACCGATTCCGCGGGCACACCAGCCAGATCCCGCGCGCATCCGTGAAGTGGTTCTAAAGGAGTTTTGACATGCCCATCACCGCCCAATCCATCATCCGCCGCTGCATCGAGACGCTGCAAGACAACACCTCGGTTCGGTGGCCGGTCAACGAACTGGTGCGCTACCTGAACGACGGGCAGCGCGAAGTGGTGCTGCACCGCCCGGACGCGATGGTGACC